GTTCACTACGCACTACGAGATGATAAGGATGCCCTACCCGAAGAGGTTTATGCAATTAAAGACATTCCTCCCGACGACATTACATACGGCTTAGAAGGGCTTGACCTAGAACCTGACGACATAGCCCTCTATATTATTGAGCATTACGGAGATGGAAAAGACTCTAAACGCACCGAAAAAGCAGTTGAAGCCGCTATGGAGATGTTAGAACTTTTAATGCTTTCAAGATATGATGAAGAAGAATTAGATGAACTTACTGATATTGAAGGCGTTGCCGCCGAAAAAGAAAAAAAATCTTTTACTATCAAAAAAGAAAAGAAATCCGAAGAAGAAAAGGCCCTTACTGATTTTATTATTCCCAATAAACCAATGTATCGTATTTTTGATATTGATGATATTGAAGAGTTAAAAGGATTTAGTGGAGAATGGTTTGTTCAAGAAAAGTATGACGGCATGAGAATCCAACTGCAAAAGATTGATAATAATATTAAGATTTTTTCGTTTAACAAGAAGTTAATTACAGATAAGTGTAAAGAAATTGCCGATGAGTTAAAGGCAAAACATTTTGGAGATTGTATTCTTGATGCAGAATTAATTCTCTTTGACGAGGATGAACCCCTTCATAGAGCAGACACTATCGCCCATGTTTTCAAAAACAAATATCCGAAGGCTACTCTTAAATGTCATGTTTTTGACATTATGCGACACGAAAACCAAACTCTTCTTGATGAGGAATTGGAAGACCGCATGACTATCATGTTCAACAATTATGCTCAACACTCTGCCGATGTTCTAAAGTTTCCTTCAAAGAAAGATACTCGTCGTGCAGATAATTTAAAGGATATTGCTGAATATGCAAAAGAAATTATGGAGATGCCTACTTCCGAAGGGGTGGTGATTAAAGATGCTACCTCTACTTATTACATTGGGACAAAGAAAAACCCTAAGTGGATTAAATGGAAAAAGTTTGTGGACTTAGATGTTATTGTTCTTGATAAAAAGAAAACCAAAAGCAACTTATATTCTTATACTGTTGGGGTTGGGCCTGTTGTTGAAGAAAACAAATTTACACAGGAAATTGACGGCATTAAATATATGAATGTCGGCAAAGCACTTAATACCAAAATTTCAGCAGAAGTTGGCGAAATTATCCGAGTCAAAGTTGATGAAGTAAAGAATGCTGGAGAAAGATATACTCTTTATTCTGCAAAGGTTATTGAAATACCCGAAGTAGAATATCCAGATAAAATAGTCACTTTGGAATTATTGGCCCAAGATACTAAAAAATCTCTTAATTATTCTATTGAGGGATTGAAGAAAGGTATTACTATTACCGACCACATTCATGGAACAGCCACTATTATTTGTAAGTCTGACATGGTAGGCTTTACAGTTTATGGCTTTGAAGAAAATAATCTTATGTCAAAGAATGCCGCCATTCATTTAGACGATTGGAAATCCCAAGCAGAGCAAATTATGAAAACAAAGGCAGGAACTTTGACAGTTGCTATTACTAATTATCTTCAAGAGAATGGAGAAAAAACTGTTAGAGAAGTTCATAATTTCTTGGCTTCTAAGCATAAAGACCTATATGAAGATGTGATAGATGGTGGATTACAGGACTTAGGGAAATGGGCCAACCAAAGAGAACATATTTCTCTAAGAAATGGTAAATTATATGGTGATGGTCTTCTTAAAATGCTTCTAAAGTCTCCAATTTTAGTTAGTAGGGAGGAAGAACCCGAAGAAGAAATTGGAGATATTACTATTGACTCTTCAGATAAAGACGGCGAATGCTGTGAAAAATTAAAAGAAGTTGTTAAAGAAAATCGCATCGCAGCATTAGATGCGTTTGTTAAGTTATTTGATGGTTGGGATAAAGTATATGCTCATGTGCAAAAACACCCTGAACACGCTGGCGAACTTTGGGCAGACAATTATGAAGAAGAAAAACAGAATATTATGGAAGCCGTTGATTCTTTAGATTGTGATATATTATTACCAGTAATAGATGATTTTCTTAATAATAAGATAGATGGTATAGATTATGGCCCATTAGAACAAGCCTTAGAAGAATATCAAAACTGCATTCAAGGAGATTCTAGTTTTACGGACAAATACGCTATGCTCAAAGCAGACTATAAAACACCCGAAAAATACAGAGAAGGTCAATTTAAGTTGTATTCTCGCCAAGACGACAATCTAAACATGATTATGAAACTTGGAGATGAAACAATTAATTGGTTAATTGACACTCAAAATGAAGAAGAAATGTTTGACCTTTTCGGGGCGGCAGGAAAATATCCTGCGGAGGTTGCTCAAAATACCGATAACGAAAAGGTCGTTGATAGCGGAGTCGTGAAACTTGGAATCCAAAGGAACGGGTATCACGAATACTTCTTGGAAGGGAATAAGTTTGAAACGAAGTTTCATGTTCGCTACCTCCCCGTGGGAGAACAGAAAATGTGGTTGGCTTGGACTGGATATGAGCAAAAACCTGCTGATAAAGAAGGGGATGAGGGTTTGTGGAACATCTATGAGGACAGGTTTTCGGAGAAGAAAATCCCAAGATAACCATGTTTCTTATATACTTGAAGTGATAACGAAGGGTTGTTGGAAATGTCTCTCCTACTCAAGCGGGAACAACCACAGGATTTCAGGATTCTCAAAAGCGACGACTTAATGATTGGTGGATATGCAAGCATTGAAATTGTTGATAAGCAAAACGATTTAATTACTCTTAAAGCACTCAATGAAGCAGTTGATAAATACATGGAGAATGCTAAGTTTAGAAATGTAATGACAAATCATTCAAATGTTCAAGTCGGAGAAGTTGTAAAATCATACCGAGATAAAAATGGTAAGTTGTGGAAAACCGAAGTTGATGATGTAGGATTCTTTGTTGTTATCAAGTTAAGAGATGATATTGAAAAGGCTAAGGAAATTAACCGAGGAATTAGAAAGGGTTCATTAAGGTCATTTAGTATTGGAGGACAAGCAATTCATAAGGTTAAGAAAAGCCATCCCGAATTAGGACAATACAACGAAATTAGTAAATTAGAATTACACGAAGTCACTATCTGCGAAAAAGGAATTAACCCCGAAGCAAAATTTGATATTTTGAAACAAGAAAAAACACAGGTGAAAAACATGAGCAAACTGGAAAAAGCATTGGAAGAGTTAGACGCACTTATGAATGAAGTGAACATGCTCCGAAAAGAAGACGATGAAGAAGGAATGGCCGAAAAGGGCGATTATGAAATGATGGACAACGAAGAAATTGAGGATATGGACACCTCCAAACCCGAAGACCCCACTATGGAATCTAAGGCTTATGTGTCCACCCTTGATGGTGCTGGCGTTGAAATTGGCGAACCTGCCGATAGAATCGTTATTGATAACGGTAAGCCAAGAGCCAGCGATATGCCCGTTGTTAAGGCATTTGAAAACACCGAATTAGAAACCCTTGACCTTTCCGTTGGAAACATTGAGAAGGCTTACGAGGCTTTCCGCCAAGAACAATTGGAGAAGTTGGCTTACGATAACCTCCAAAAGCAATTTGCCCGACGATTTGAGGCTGAAAAGGGAACCCGTGAAAACATTCTCGCAAAGTCGCAATATGATGCACAGAGCGAAATTGCTTCTCTTAAGAACGAATTTACTGCTCTCCGAAAGTCCTTGACGGCTGAAAAGACTGAAATCTTGAAGGCTCAAGAAGAGGCACAAATCCAACTCCCATCTATGGATGAATTAGCCGAAATGGATTGGAACACAATCCATAAAATGGCTTATGGAGGCAACCTTTGAGGTGATAACATGGTAGGATATATTAACACGATTGCAGACTTAGAAGCACAAACTTACGGCCTTAACTTTAATGGAGCAAATAATATGCTCTTAAAGACGGCTGGAACCGTTAGCGGTATTCATGGTGGACATGATGCCGCAACTCAAACTTCCCCTATTACTGGGATTGCTGGAAACCTTTACAATGTGCTTTATGGGCAGAAAGTTTGGTCTATGCTTAACAGAGAAGTGAATGCTCTCTCGGTTATGGCCAAGCGTCCATATTCCTCAAGTGGTTGGAGAGTCCTCTCAAAGCGTCCTGCTGGTGGAACGGGCAACACCCATTCTTTCAGTAAGACGGGAACA